TATGCAAAGAAAGGGCCTCAAAGTTGGCACGCTAAAAAAGTAGATCGCGGTGAGCGCGGTACAAACAACTGGGATACATTTTGCGAACAAGTTGAAAACATCCCGAAAGGTTCTTTGTTTCGTCACAACGTATCGGGAGACCTTCCATACGTTGAACATTACTCAGGGGAAACCTGGCGACTGATCGATACAGTTAAGTTAGACAAACTGCAATGTTCAACTGTTAACGCTGGTATAACTTTCTACACTTACACACATTTAACAGTCGACAAAAAATACAGTGCTCAAAACATCGACACTGTAAAAAGATTTAGTCAACCTGGTTTCGTTATCAACTGCTCTACTGAATCCGTCTCTAATGCTGTTAACAGACACCGTGAAAATCTTGATGTTGTTATCACTAACACAAGTGTTTTTGATATGGCAGTTAATGCAATTAAGGAGAATAAGACGCCGCTTAAAGTTGTATCAACGGACGACATCGCGCACACTGTAAAGGTTATCCCGTGCCCTGAGCAATATACAGACAGCGCGACTTGTAAGACCTGTAAGTTGTGCGCTCGAGCTAATCGAGACTTCATTATCGCGTTCAAAAAACATTGATGAAAAAAATACTACACAATTCTTTTGAGTTGTTGTTGTTCCTGTTCCCTACAATTGGTGCGACTGTTTCACTAATAGTTAACCGTAATTCTTAATACTTAACCCTGGTAAATTGCCAGGGTTTTTTTCTTATCTAACTATTGAGAATGATTCTCATTATCAGTAACTTGCTTATTGAGAATGAAAATCATTATCAAGTCTCATCTAATTGAGAATGAGAATCATTATCAAGTCTCATCTAATTGAGAATGAGAATCATTATCAATAGCAGTAGTACATTTGTACTCTTCCTTATTGAGAATGAGAATCAATAGCAACAAGAACTACTATCACGGCCACGGGTCGGTACGGTTCTGTTCGACACCTGATTTAGATTGGTCGATATGGCACCGATTGAATCCATGGCAGTCAATCCAAAAGAGAAGTTCTACGGCCCGCTGAAGCAAGTAGCAGCACAGTACGTTCCTCTTCTGATGGCACGCATGACAGTTTTGCAAAAACGTGCAAATAGTGCGATCGAATTTCTTGAAGCAGACGAGGAGGTTGGATCTGAACGTGTTGTAGCTGTGGTTCAGGCGCAGTCATCACTACACAAGTCAGTGCTGGAAGCAGGAATGTGCCAATCATTGGTGGGTGCTTTTGCTGATTTGTTGGAGGCAGATTACCAACGCATCAAGGACTCTGCCTGCTTTTTCCTCAATGAAATCTTCGACATGCATCGGAAGATACTCCTGTTGGGGTTCCAGTTCATGAGGAAGCAGGTAATCATCGTCAGTAGCTGAAGCTTGGAACATGATTCGTGTTGGTTTTTAAAAGGGTAGAAGAAAAAGCCTTCTTAAAACCTTCTTTTAAAAGGTAATTAGAAAGATTCTTTACTGTTGCCATTTTGAACCACTTTAAAAACTGGTCTAAAACCGTTGTAAGCCCTTCAAAATCTGTGTGTATCTTCTGTTGGTCCTGATTCAACGCACAACGATGCAAATCAATGGCGAGCTCACTGGTTGGGTGCCCAGCTTTTACGACAAGCCTGAGTACGGTGGTGAACCAACTGACTTTCGTCTCAAGGTCCAGGTGGCTGATGCCCAGGATCTGGTGGATGAGATCAGCAAGGAGTACGACAAGGCGTGTGAGTGGTACGCCGAACAGACTGGCAAGCGTCGGTTCTTCGATGCTCCGTTTGAGATGAACAGCGATGGCTCGGCTGTAATCAAGCTGACTGCCAAGCTGGCGTATGAAGAGTTCCCGTTTCCTGCAGTGGATACTGAGCTCAACCCAATAGCTCGTGACCTGTACCTCAAGCCTGGTACCAAGGTCATCGTCCACGCAGAGCCCACGTATCACCCTCGTAAGGCCATGAAGGGTGGTATGAGGCTCAAACCCTGCGGGATCCAGGTCATCGAGGCTGTAACGTCTTCTGGGCGTGACTCAGGAGGCAAGGATGTCAGCCAGATGTTCACCAAGGTTGATGGCTTCAAGCAGAGTCAACCCAAAGTTCAGGAACTTGCTACTGTCGGTAAGGAAGATCCTGATTTTTGATACATGGCCCGACGATTTCACAAGTACGGCAAACGTCGCGCTGACGGATTTCGATCGGGCTTTGAAGGCAAGGTGGCAGATGATCTAACTGCCAACGGTGTGTACTACGAGTATGAGAAACACAAGTACAACCTTGTGATTCCACGTAGTTACACACCTGACTTTGTCCTTGCCAACGGTGTCGTGCTTGAGGTCAAGGGGTTCTTTGACGCCGAAGATCGCAGGCTCATCAAGCTGTTCCGTGAGCAGCATCCTGATGTAGACATCCGCATGGTGCTGCAAAAGCCGCATCAAAAGCTCCAGCGTGGTGGTCGCATGGACTACGCAAGCTGGTGTGACAAGCACAATGTTCCTTGGTGTGAAGGACCTTACTTGCCAAGAGACTGGACTTTGTTATAGTTCGCTCGGACAAGAAGGATTCCGACCTCCAGGGACGCACTCTCTGGAGGTTTTTTATGTCCCACGTTCTCGGAAGAACAAGCTGCCCGTTGTGTGGCTCACGAGATAACGTGGCTCGCTATGAAGATGGTGGTGAGCACTGCTTTACACCTGGCTGCAACTATCACGTTTCTGGTTCGTCTTCTTCTTTTCAAATGTCCAAACTTCACAATGCAGACCATCAAGAGATTGAGCCCATCCTGGGCACGTACACGGCTATTGATTCTCGCAAAATCCCTAAAGACACAAATCAGTTCTTTGGGTACTTCAAGGGCCGCTACGGAGGTTCCGACGCCTATTTCTGGCCGATCTACGACAAAGAGCGTAGGCTTTCCGGCTACAAAATTCGTAAACCTGGAAAACAGTTTATTCAGCACGGGTCCAATCCTGACCATACCTTTCTCGGCCAAGAAAAATGGAGTTCCGGAGGGAAGCTTCTCGTTGTATTTGAGGGGGAATACGATTGCCTTTCCTATGCAGCAGTACGCAAGACCTGGCCGTGTGTATCGCTACCGAATGGTGCTGACTCTGCGGAACGGTCCGTACGAGCAAATCTCGATTGGCTTCTGAAATTTGAGGAGATCATCCTGTGCTTTGACAACGATGAGCACGGACAGAAAGCAGCCAAGAAAGCAATCCAATTGCTACCACCACGTCGAGGCAAGCTTGGCACTGTTGAGGGTTACAAGGATGCCAACCAGGCCCTGGTGGACAACAACAGCAAAGCCATCATGCAGATGGTGTGGACAGCCACGCAATATGAACCTGATGGCATTATCAGTGGCTCCACGTTGCTCAAGGCTGTCCTCGAGGACCCTAAGGTTGACAGTGTTGAGTATCCCTACGCCTGCTTGAACGACAAGTTGCATGGCTTGAGAGCGGGTGAGTTAGTAACCGTGACGGCTGGTACAGGGATAGGGAAAAGTACGTTTGTATCAGAGGTGGCTTATGACCTTTTGGTTCGCCAAGGGGAAACGGTGGGTTACGTGGCTCTTGAGGAAAACATCCGAAGAACTGCGAGACGCTTCGTTGGAATGGAACTCAACTACCCTATTCACATTGACCGTGGCATCTTTTCAGACGACCAAATTGAAGAAGCTTTTGACAAAACACTTGGGACTGGGCGTCTTTATTTGTACGACCATTTCGGCAGTCTTGACCCTACCGTTCTTCTTAATCGTGTACGGCATTTGGTTACTGGTTGTGGTTGCAAGTGGATTATTTTCGATCACCTTTCAATTTTGGTATCGGGTCTGGAGAACGGTGATGAACGACGCGCCATCGATCAAACCATGACCCAGCTTCGGAGCTTTGTTGAAGAAACTGGCTGCGGGATGTTATTAGTGTCACACTTACGTCGACCTCAAGGAGACAAAGGCCATGAAAATGGGGCACAGACGACCCTTAGCCAGCTTCGTGGCAGCCACTCTATACCTTCTCTTTCTGATGTCTGTCTGGGCTTGGAGCGGGACCAACAAAAAGATGCCACAGAAGGAACTACGATTCGAGTCCTTAAAAATCGATTCACAGGTTGGTGTGGAGTCGCAGGTGAAGTGAATTATGAAGAAAATACAGGCAGAATGTTGGAGCTAAAAAGCACCAACAGTAAAAAAACTTTTTCCAATGATCCTTTTGAAACCGACTTTTGATATCCACATAAGAAGCTTGAACGCCAACAAAGCTTCTGTGTTTGCTGCGTCCTTACGTGGCAAAGCTGTTTGCAAGCCTTTCTTCAAATCAAATGACTTCTGCTACATCCTCAACAAGAATGACATCGACCCATTCATTGACCACTGTGAAGCACAAGGAGTTAGTTTCTACATCGACGATGACGTTCGATGTGGAGACGAATGCGCTGAAACCTAGAGAGGTCACAAAGATCCATTGCTGTGCCATCTCACAGTACGGAAAGACCAAGCTCTACAAGGATCCTCAGAAGTGGTTGCCGCTCCTTGAAGAAGCTGATGTGATTGCTGGACACAACGTGATCCAGTACGACATACCCGCAATCCAAAATCTGTACCCAGATTTCAAGCCCAAGGGGCTGGTGCTTGACACGTTGATCTTGTGTCGCATGGTGTATCCCAACCTGCTTGACATTGACTTCAAGAGGAAGTGGCCTGGGATGCCGATGCAGATGTACGGCAGGCACAGCCTTGAGGCATACGGT